TGCATAAGGGTCTTTATTAAATAATGCTTTGTAGTAACCATTTGCATCTTCTTTTTCTCTTACCTTTTCGAGTGTTTTATAAAAACTATTGTTCACATTTTTATTATCAAATCTTATAGAAAAATCAACATCAAAATCAACATATTTTAAATTTAGATTTTTAACCAATTTTTCGTGGTTATCTGTATAAAGTAATTCAGCCATTTGAACACTTCCTATTTTATCGCAGAATATAAAAACAGTAGCAATACTTAATTTATCTTCAACACTATATATTTCTCTGGTGGTATCGTATATTATTTTCTCTATTTCCATAACTTTATAAATATTTGTCTTCCTATCGTCAGCCATTTGCCAACGCTCGAAAAAAATAACAGTAGTTAACACAGTATATAAAAAAGTCGGGTTATGTCATTCTACTTTAGCCTTCGAGTTTCAATTTTGGTAATTTCCTAACCCAAAATAATGCTTTTACATCCCTCCCGTTTTATATAAAAACCTTTAAATCACACTCGTAGAGCCGGTGTAGGGCTTTGATCTGGAGGCTACCAGTCTGCGCCATGATCGTCGCATCAAGAGGTACTTGAAGCTGTCGGAGGCGTTGGTAGACTCTAAGGGCAGCCGGTGGATCGGTAGCTTCTCGGAGCTTTTATCTTTGACGATGAAGCCCTTTTGATTTTTGCGTGTCTTGGTTAACTCTAAACTGCAACGTAGAGCCTTGCACGCGAAATAATCAATCTGGATATTGGGGAGCTTTCGATTATTGCCGGAGAGTAGCTCTTGCATAAAGTTGTACTCTTCATTTTGACCAATGTTGCCCTGACCTTCACTCATCAGTACGACTTTCCACCCTGTGGCGATGAGCTTGTCTTCATTGCCTGGCTCAGGACGGTACTCGATGGCTTTCTTCAGCTGATTGGCAAGGTCCTGCTTTGCTTTGTGATAATTGTTGGCTGCTCGATCGTAGTATAGGTTGAGCACTTTCTCTCTATGTGGCTTGTAGAAGTCAAGGAACTTGTCTGCCAGGTCTCTGATCCACTCAGGAGAGAGGGTATAGATGAACTTGGTACAACGATAGGTCTTGCCAGACTCCTGGGCTAGTGTGAGGCTGATCATATTGCCGAAATCGGCTCCTGCGTCAATGGCACGGTTGCTATTGTGATGCTTGAGGATGCGGCAGTCTTCCGCATCGGTCAATCCGAAATGTGCAGCGGCCACAGGATCGACACCAGTGCGATAGAAATGGCGCTCATTCAAATTGGCATAGAAGCGCTCACCAGACTCAAGTGATGGCTTCATGCTGAGAATGGCAGTCTTGACATCAGAGAAATCCGACTCAAACTCATTGGCGAAGTACTCGGGGGTGAGGATGTCGGCATTGACGAAGCTGCTGGCGATGAAAAAGAATGTCTGTGATGCCTTGTGCATGCGGGCGGCTATCCATCGCTCGATCCATCTCTTCCAGACGCGGTGCTTCTTGATCTGCTCTTCGGTATTGGCTTCTTCGCAGGCTACCAGGTACTCCTGTAGGGATTCGTTGACGACAATGGCGAGCTTCAAGACCAGGGCTATGGCTGAGGCGGACATCTTTTTGCCTTGCTTGAGAATCCAGTCGTACTCACCGATACGGCTGGTATCGGGCATATCGGTAGTGAAGGTATGCCCACGATAGAAGACACTGCCCCCGTACTTCACACGGTATCCACGAACGGCCTTCAAGAGATTGGCAATGCGATCTTCGCGGAAGTACTTGGCTTCATCACCAAAGATATGGACATAGTTGCGTCCTGCTAATGAAGCCGGACGGTCGAGACTAGCATACGTAAGATTAAGCCCCGTGAAGAAGATGAGGGTATGTTTGTAGCTGGCTAGCTGATTGTAAGGCTTCCAGAAGTGCTCTTTGATGCCTGTGGGTAGATCTTCTTTTTCTGCCTCAGAATACTTTGGAGGAGCCTTCTCAACGACATAGTGTATATCCTTGTGATAACCCTTGAGTGCAAGACCCTCCATGACAGTATTTAGGACATTTTTTTGAAGATTGGCATAGGTATCGGAGACCCAGACTACTGGAGCTCCGGGCATATCGTAGGCCATCTCGATGAGTCGCTCTACCTGGATGTCGGTAGTCTTGGATGAGCCCCTACCGGCAATGACATAGAGGTACTTGGGCATGATCATCATGCACAGCTGGGAAAACCAATTGGCAAAGGATGGATTGACCTGGCTACTCTTCGGATTTACTTTCTTCCTCCAGCTCATTTAGTCGCTCGGTTATGTTAAATGGCCCCAGCAGGGCGTCTGATTTTAGTCGGATTTTTTCACGCTCGGGGATATCGAGTAGTTCGATCTGTGTGGCGAGATCCTGCCGGTCGATCTTGGGTAATCCGATGGTCTCGGTATCGAGGCTGTAGACCCTGATGGGCTTTTGATATAGCTCTACAGGCAGCTTCTCTACATCGGGCTTGTCAAGCTCCTGGAGCTTGGAAGATGCCATGAGTAACTTACCGTAGATCTCCCAATCTTTAGAGGACTGGGCATTGTCCCGGACGATCAGGGCTGCTTCGTCGAGTTGCTCGGCCTTCTTGTGCCGAAGGGCTTTTTTCTCAATGATACGATCTCGATAGAAGAGATTGACCGCTTCGTCGTACATCTCTGAGGCACGGGCATACTTGAGATTGAAGGGGGCTTGAGTAAAGAACTGGATGGTATTGCGCCTGCCATACTTGCGGCTCAAGGAATTGAACAAGGTGAGCGCTTCGATATAGATGGCTTCCTCAGCGCTGAGCTTATTGATATTGCCACTCTGGATGTAGTCTTCGAGACTCTCCATGAGTTTCTTATCGGCTATAGCTCCGAAGATGTCGAGCTTGCTGGTCTCCCAGCCACGGTTGCGGCGGATATTGGCTAGCTGTGTGGATGCTGGTACATCTCCCTGCCACGCATCTGTGAGCAATGCCATCTGCTCATTGACCATGGACATGAGCTTACCACGGTGGATGTGGTAGGCAATGTTGCTATCGGGATCGGAAGCGGCCTCTGTGAAAAGCTGCTGATCGAAACTAAGGTAGGTGGCCATCTCGGTATGAGATAGACCGAGGGCGGAGAGTTTTTCTAAGGTTTCTTTGTGCTCGTCTGATAGATTGATCAGTTGCTTCATGTGGTACAAATGTGGTTGAAGTGTATGATTAGAGGAAGGACACGCGTCACAGACGCGCGCCATCGGTTGAGGTACCCTTCGGCACAACAACACCAGATATAGGTAAATTATCTACTGGTTTAGGGTAGTGAAAATCAATTGATTCTTTGACAATATCCGCAATGTGCATTCTTTCCAAAGTTCTAGGCTGTTGATTAAGCCATTCTAAGTCTTCATCAATTAATTTTTGATAAGATTCCTTGTTCATTTTTGTTCCCATGGTTTATCGAAGTTTAGTTTTATTAAGTCGTAGATAATCAACCCATATCCAACACGTTAGTAGCAAGCGGGGTTTAGCTCTCGTATTTAAGTTCGTAGGTAATTGGAACAAAAAAAAAGCAAAGCCCCGCCCGCTTTAAGTTTTTCAAACTTATTTGGATTTCGTTGTTAATACTTCACAACGTTCAATTCTATATACATCATCCTCGAATGCGTTTAATTTCTTACGTGAGAAGTTTTCTTGCAATTTACTTTTATGAGTTGGCTCAATGTCTTCGTGCTTTAAGAGAGCAGAAACACCGCCGTATATTTTAGCGGTGTTTGTCTCTTTATTTAAAAACCAGAATGCCATGTTAAAAAAGTTCGTATTCTTCGGTTTCAGAATCAAAGTCCAAAGTTTTTTCAACCTCTTCGCCTTCATCGTCTATTGTTACAAATGGAGTGTATTCAACATACATTGCACATTCGTAAGCTGCTGTATTTTCGCTAAAATAAGGCTCTAAATGGTCTCCGCCATCACAAAGGCTTTTAATGTCTTTTTCGCTTGTGATATTTTTGCTCTTTAAAGAATGTTCTAAAACTTTTTTATAATCCAAAAAAGAAGGTAATTCTTCTTTTGCAGAAGTCACGTCAATAAAACTAATATTGTCTTGTTCGTGCTGTTTGTTTTTTACTGTATAA